ACCGCACCAGAACCGTCAACCTCCCCGGTGGATACACGATCAAGTACACCCCGGGTCTTGCCTTCGATTCCCCCGCTGCTGCGGACACCATGCTGTTCGCCCGGGGAACCGGGTCGTTTGCCGAAGAGGCCGACCGGATTGGTCTAGAACTATGGGGAGATTGGGAACGTCGAGGAACCTTTGGTTCTCCCACGTTCAGCCCCATTGTTGATCTGGCCATTCCGGGAACGAGAACGGTTGGATTGCCCATTGCGCGGGAAGCAACTGAAGCCGTTGTCCGTGCCGAACCTGCGGCAGCAATGGCCAAGGAAGCCTTCCGTGTTGCCGTAAATCGACAGGAACTTGCGGCTCGGGCATTTCTGGAAAACCAGAATGTCGTCGTTCGCAGGGGAGAGCAAGGTTTTGAGGCCGCTCAACCCATTCCGGGAAGTCGTGGTGCGGCGAACATGGAGCGGGAGCGTGTACAGACCAGTTTGGCTGATGCTCCGGTTCCGTTGGTCGGATCCTCGGTATATCGCGAAACCGGTTCAGATTCAGCCTTTTCCTTGGTTAGTCGGGCGGAAGAAGGCATGCGTCGGCATGCACCATTCTTTGTCAGCGACAACCAAGACTTGGCTCAGAGCCAAGGCAAGACCGGGGTAGTCATTGAACTTGACGCCACGCTGGTCAATGGAAACCTGAGCCGCGAAAAGCCGATGGAATTCACGGCAACTCAAGGCTTTGGTTCCGAGTTCAAGGTTGACCGAACTGTCGTTGGAAGCGTCAAGAGCCTTACCTTCAAGGATCAAAAGACTCTTGAGAAGTTCCGAAAGAAGTTTGCAAACGTCTTCGACTTCGACAATCCCCAGCAAACCGAACGGGGTCTAAAGGTCGTCCGCAAGCCCGGAGCAAAGACGACCAAGGTCGCCAAGGCTGGGGAAGAGCCGATTTACGAGGAACTTCCGACCCCACAGCCAACCCAAGCCGCCACTCCGGAAATCCGGGATGCACGGGGGCGGATTCCGGAACAACCAAAGGTTGGGGCCGTAACCAGCGTAAGGTCTGCAATCAAGGCCGCTGCATTCGAGTTGTCGCTGGCCGGGGTCAAGTTGGACGCCAACGTCTTCGGATCCATTGCCCGGGCACTGGTCAAGGCCGAGGCAACCAAGACCACGGCAGGCGCATTCAACAAGGTGTTCTGGGACGAGGTGCTGGCAGAGATGCCCACGGGCACGACCCTCCGGGCCATCAACGAGCGCACCTTCGTCGGAGGCATCGACTCCACCGTCCGTGATCTGGCCAACCGCGAGGAGATGGTCACCTCGGTCTACGACTACTTCCGCCGCGGTGCCCACCTCGATCCGCAGGCTCCCCGTTCTCTGATCTTTCAAGTGCTTCAGGAGATCAAGGATCGTGGTGGCCGCGTGAACCGTCAGGTGGTGGCCGAGGTGGTGGATGAACTCCGGGCCGTCTCCCAGAACCCCCCACGGAAGACGAATGCCCGTGGTGCCCAGAGGATCGACGCAAACGCCCGTCGTGCTGCCGTGGCGCAGATCATCAACAAGCGATCCAAGTCCGACAAGGAGATCTTCCTACCTCCAAGCCTGCTGAGGAACATGACGCCTCAGGCTGGTGGTCAGGCCGTCTCCATCGGTGGCCGCATGGCTGGCCGTGAGCCGACCGCAGGAACAGACCGCGAGTTCCGAGATGTTCCCAAGATCACCGAGTGGTTCGAGGGCAAGATCCCGGTGCTGAAGAACGTCTTCAACCGTTCACGACGCCTTCACATGTCGGACAACGGTGCCGTTCGCCTCGCGGCCCACATGATCAAGTTTGCGTCGGCTGCGTTCGACACGGCCCAGCCGCAGACCTTCATCGAGTCCGGGATGCAGTTGCTGCACCGCCTTGAGTTCTCGATGATGAAGGTGACCCGCAACGGGTACGTCCGGTTTGCCCTCGGTGGCGGAACCGAAAACGTCCACCGCAGCATCAACCCCATCGACAACTTCAAGACGCACTTCGGGGCCAAGGGCCGCGAGATGCGCCGCCAGTTCTACACCCGGGTCATGGCCCAACTGGAGTCTGGCCGCTACGACGACGGGGTCGATGCGGTCAACACCACGGCCCGTGAACTCCGCAAACTGCTGAACGAGACCCACGATCTGGCCTTCAAGTCTGGGCTCAAGGGCTTCCAGACGAGCGCCACGGCCAACTACTTCCCATGGCTCTGGCGCTTCGACCGGATCCGCCGTCTGGCCAGCACCGAGGCAGGAAAGCAAGATCTGGTGAAGTTGATCCGGCAGTCTTGGGGCGACCAGCGCACCGTGGTGATCGACGGCGTCGAGCAGGCGTTCACCGGGGATCTGGACGAGGCTGCCAAGGCTCTGGCTGAACGGCTGATCCGGATTGCCAACAGGTCGGACAACGCCCCGCTGATTGACCAAGATCAGGAACTGGCAGACGCACTGGCTGAACTCGAAGGGCCCCTGAAGGCCCAGCAGGGCAGCCGCACCCCGTTCGGTCGTTCCCGCATCCAGTTGAATCGTCAGGCCGGAATCACGGCCACGGCGGATCACCTCGGAACCGGGCGGATGAACCTGACCCTTCAGGATCTCCGGAACGACGACATCAACTTCGTGATGAAGAAGTACCTGACCTCCGTGGTCGGTGCCGTCACCGAGAAGCGGTTCTTCGACGCCTTCAACACCCAACTTCGAGCCCGTGGAATCCGTGGTCCGAGGGTCCGCAACGCCGCAGGCGAGATGGTGGAGTCCGAGGTCACCGTCGAGAACGGCAGCCAGTTGGTTGGCCTCCTGAACCGCATCGGGACGCCCATGGCTGCCGACGAGGCCGAAGCCTTGCAGACGCTGCTTGGTGCCCTTCGCTTTGCGCCTATCTCCGATGCCGTGACAATCGGTGACCGGGTGGCTGGTCTGGTGGGGGCCTACATGTACCTGCTGCGTGGTGGCCAGTTCGGCCTTGCAGCCATGACCGAGACGGGCCGTCTTGTCGGAACCGTGGGCATGCGGACGATGTTCACGCAGATCCCGATCCTGAACCAGATGGTGTCGAACTGGAAGAACCTCGATGAGGGTGCCCAGAACTTCTCGGCCATGCTGGACACCCTGTTTGCACCGTCCACCGACCGCATGCGTCGTGTCTTCCGGGACCAACTGGTGCAGACCGACCAATTCGCCAGCAGGCCCCAGCGTGTGCTGGACTCCCTGTCGAACTGGTACTCGGATGTCTCCGGTCTGGCCCCGATCACCAGTTTCACCCAGCAACTCGCCGCTGCCGGAGCCGTCCAGCACCTGTATGACGTAGCCAAGGGTGCCGCGAAGAGACTGGACAACGCCACGATCCGGGCACTGGGACTTGAGCCTGCCCAGTACGACCAAATCATCCAGTACATCGGCACCAACGGTGTCACCCGCCGCAACTTCTTGGGTCTGGATCAGGTCACCGACATCCGCAACATCGATGCGCTGGAGATGGATCAGGTCAAGGCATTCGTGCAGCGACTTGTCGAGACCCGGATCCAGTCGGTGCCCACCCGTGGTGACTTCCACGACAAGGTCTTCTCGTTCTGGGGCCGACTGCTCCTCCAGTTCAAGATGTTCAACCTGAAGGGCGTGGACAACTTCCTGTTCCAGAACTCCAGCCGTGTTGCCCGTGGGGGCGGCATTCAGGTGTCCAAGGAGATTGCAGCCACGGGCCTGATTGCTGGCCTGATGAACTACGCCCGGTCCTATGTTGACTGGAAGTCCTATGTGGCTGCCGGGGACAAGGAACGGGCCAAGCAGACCGAGGAACAACTGACTCTGGAAGGCATTGCCCGGGGTGCGCTCATGGGTCCCTCCGAATTCTGGGCAATTACCACCGCTGGAGACATGGTCTGGACCAACACCATCGACCCAGACCCGCTTTTCTCGCCCTTCAAGTACAGCGGAATGAAGGCTTACGAGTTCCCGGGGCAGGCGGCTGGCGTTCAGGCCCTGTCCCTGTTCCGAGATGTCTTCGGAGCCACCGCAGGCGCATCCCTTGGGCTGCCCTCAGAGCGTCGAATCACGCAGGGAACTGTCCATCGTGGACGCCTGCTCCTGCCATTCCAGAACTATCCGGGATTCAAGCAGTTGCTGAATTTTGCGGAGCAGGAAGTCGTGGACACCTACAACCTTCCCAAGACTCAGGCTCGGGACAGGGATTGATTCTAAGGAACCATCCAAATGGCCAACAGTTACGTCCTGTACACCGCCAATGGCTCAACCACCCAATTCAGCCTTGTGGGAATTGATGGTTGGATCAACAACGGCTTCTTGAAGGTCTACTTGAACGATGTCCTTCAGACCACCGGGTACAGCCTGATCGACCTGTCAACGCCCACCCCCAAGGTGCAGTTCTCGTCCGCTCCGGCGAACAACACGATTGTCCGCCTCCAGCGCGAGACTCCGGCCACGGTGTCCACCTTCAAGTCCAACATCGTGGACTTCAACGACGGCTCGATCCTGACCGCTGCCGACCTTGACAAGGTGGTCGAGGGCCTGCTGCACATCACGCAGGAAGCCGAGGACACGGGCTCGGGAGCCATCGGCAAGACCGTGGACGAGACCAATTGGGATGCAGACAGCAAGCGCATCACCAACATGGACCCGGGGATCGACGACAACGACGCCGTCACCTTCGAGCAGTTGCAGACGGCTGCGCTGTACGGTGGTGCGGTCACGGTTCCTCAGGTCTGGGCCATGACGGGAACCGGGGGCGCCACCTATGCCCTGTCCCCGGCTCCCCTGAACACCACCGAGGAGATGTTCATCGTCGAGGTCGGTGGTGTGATTCAAGATCCGTCCACCTACACGATCACCTCGTCGGCCATCGTCTTCGATGCCAACGTGGGCTCCGGCCTGTCGATCTCCGTCCGAAACTTCGGCGTGTCCCGGAACATCGTGGAGTCCGTCACCACGGCCATGCTGGATGACGATGCGGTCACTACGGCCAAGATCAATGCACTGGCCGTGACCGATGCCAAGTTGGCCAGCAATGCGGTGACCACGGCCAAGGTCGCAAACGACGCCATCACCTACGCCAAGATCCAGAACGTCTCGGCCACCGACCGGATTCTGGGACGAGCCACGGCTGGTGCCGGGGATGTCGAGGAGATCACCTGCACGGCTGCTGGACGGGCCCTGCTGGATGATCTCGATGCCGCTGCCCAGAGGGCAACCCTGAGCCTCG